GCTGATTAAACGTTCTCGTTCGGGGTATTTAGCAAGTTTCGATCTGTCTGCGGCGACTGATAGACTACCAGTGCTGGTCCAGCGGTCGATCCTAGCGGTGATGTTCAATCCCAATTTTGCTCAGGCGTGGCAGTCCCTGTTGGTAGATCGCGAATACGCGATTCTACCATCGGTTAGAGACAGGCCGGCCGATCCGATTTATCTTTATGATGAGTCGGAGCGGTATCGGTACGCTGTCGGCCAGCCAATGGGGGCTTACTCGTCTTGGGCAATGTTGGCCTTGACACATCATGCGATCGTGCAGTTTGCTGCCTTTAGGGCAGGTATAGATGGCTGGTTCCGTGACTACGCTGTCCTCGGTGACGACATTATCATTGGCAACGAAAATGTCGCGAATCACTACTTGAGGGTGATGGAGATCCTGGGCGTTGAGATCGGATTAGCGAAGTCCCTGGTTAGTACTAACAAATCAGGTGAGTTCGCGAAACGATTTTACCGCTCAGGGGTGGACGTCACAGGGCTACCTTGGAACTTGTGGCTCATGTCTCAACAGTCGTTGAGTGCATGTGTCGCAATGTGCCAATGGTTAGCTCTGGGTTGGACACCCTCATTATCTCAAGCGATGGCAGCATTCGGGGTGGGGATGAAGAATATGGCACGTCTCGGGTCAACTTGGGAAACCCTTCCCAAGCGGCTCGCGGCGCTCATAGTCATCATCTCCCACCCTGACTCTAAAACCGCCTATTCCAAGACTAATTGGTTAGAGTGGGTTGGATCCCGTGGTCCTTCGCTCCCCCAAATCTGGGGGGGTGAGGCTTCGACCTGGGTCACTCCCTGGATGGACTCCCTCGTGGAGTTAACCAACCAGTGTGAGGAGACCTTCAATCGTCGGTGTGGGGATGTGTTCTTTTCGGAGTTCACATCTTCTACCGATCCGGTTATCCAATCTATTCTCACCAAGACCAACGCTGAGTTGGTAACCTTGGAACGGCGGATTCAGGTAGTCCGAGATACCATAACCCATTTTAATCGCCTCGGAATTTCGCTTCAGGCGCGGCAGATTTCTGCCGTTATGTATCAATCGATACATATGTTAGAGAATTCTGTGGCCCGAATCCCTCTTCCGATCTCCGAGTTATTAAAAGCTCGGGAACGGGAGCTGGAACCTCGGTTCACAGATCTCTACCGTCTATGGAAGCAAATCCGAGTACGAGGCTCCAACACATTTGGCCTTGGGATCCCGGAAGGGATCCCACGTGTCCGTCCGGTTCCTGCTCCTTATCCAAAGGAACTAGAGATAGATTAGGGCGGCCGGGGCCACCGGT